TTCATCCGTCACATCTTTGGGCGGCTCAGACATGGGTTTGCGCCCACGGTCTTCAGGAGGCGTGTCGTCTACGACTTCAATTTCCGGTTCGTCGGACTCAGGTTCTACAACCTTGCCACCCTTGCGGGCGTTGACTTCGACTTCATCAGGAAACTCAAATTCTGTCTTTTCAATTTCAGCCATGATTACTCCTTAGTGAGGGCGTTGGATACCACGAGGGTCTTGCACAACGGCTTGTATGGAATCATCGTTAATTAGACGCCATTCGGTGCCATGAATTTTCATGCGCGTGCCGGTGTTTGGACGAACCAAAATAAAGTCACCAACTTTGCATGACGGACCAGACGGGAATCTGGCAGCGTCTTTGAACGCATCAGGACCAATCTTGGCAACAAACAACACGGGGGAGAGAAGCTCCTCGTGGTGCATAGCTGTGGCAGATTTTAAAATCCCTGTCTCGCTGAATTCTTCTTCAGCTTTGGGCAACATACACAAAATATGGTACGTCGCGGGGTCCGGCACTTGTTTGGCTTTTTCTTCAGCGGATGTGTTTAGCAACCCACTCAGATCAACCGCACTAACGTCGAAATCAGTCATCGTCATAATCCTTAGTTTTTCGCACGAGGTCAGCAAGTTCGTACTGCGCGGTTTGCAGACCCCGGATAGTTCCGCACAGTTCTTTATAGTGCTCGTGGGATTTAGCTCCACCAGCACTAATTACGTCAACCAACTGCTTGACGTGTTCGTTTAGTTTGCCGTCTAAAACTTCAAGCAGATTGGCCATGATTACTCCCTATTACCTTGTAATAACTTTGCGATTCTGTCCATCTCGGCGTGCTCCAACTTCTGGCTATGTACTTGTCCGCCGTGAGCCATCTTCTGCTGGACCTGCGCTTGTTGCTGCTGCATAGCTTGCTGTTGCTGGGCCTGAGCTTGTTCAAGCTCCATCCGTTTGGCAGCCATCTCCATACCGTGCAACTCCTGCGCCTGCATAATTTCTTGTTGCAATCGCATTGACGCCATGGCTGGGTCTTCGCCTGTTCTTGCTGCGCTTTCCTGCGCCTTGAGTGACAACTCCTCGGCCTTAAGCTGCAAGTCACCCTTGACCTTGAGCGCTTTAGTGTCAGCTTCTTGTTTCTTGATCGCCAACTCTGCCTGCTGCAACTGCATGACTGGGTCCTGCTGCATTTGCTGAGCTTGCTGATTCGCCACCTGACCTTTACTCGCAGCCAGCACTTGTTGTGCGCCTTGGGCAACCAGACGAGACAACATAACTTCTGCATCTTCTGGCATGGCTTCGTCTGGGGGTGGCAATGGCACGCCGAGTTGTTCTTCCACTTTCTTGCGGTATGCAAACGCCAAGTGTTCTGAGAGGTGAGCTTGAATCTCGGCCATCATCTTCTGGGCTTGTGGGTTCTGACCAACCTGCGCCATGATGAGCGGGTCCTGCATCATTGATGTATGTACAGAAATGTGTGCGTCGTGGTCTTGATAGATAAACGCTTTGGTCGGTTTGCCATTCAGGAACGCCATGTTTTCACTGACAGGATCGCGTGGTGTCATGTCGTCATCTGTAGGTACAAGTTTCTCAGCGTTCTTTACACCAAGCACCTCGATCATCTGACGGTGCAATATCGGCAAGTCATAAATCTGCGGAGCCTGTTGCGCCAACTGCATCACCGCTTGGTACTGCATGATGCGCTGCGCCATCGTCGCGCTGTTGGGATCAGACACAGGGATCACGTCCACCATGTCGTAATCTTCTTGCTTTGCCATGCGGTCGCCGCTTGATGGATCAAAGCTGTACTGATCTGGTGTGTAGTCGCGGATGATGTCACGCAAAAGTTTAAACTCTTGCTTCATCGAGTAGTGAACCCGCGCTTGCACGGCGCTCATGGTCTTCAATTGTCTTTCTAACAGTGCCAACGTCGTACCTACCGGAGCATTCGCACTCATGTCGCTGATGTTCATATCAGCAATAGAGCCAAGGCGTTTGCCCTCGTCGGTGATCTGGTTTAGGAGCGCCAGCAGAACCTGTGATGGTTCTTTGTACGGCAACATCATGATGTTGTCTTTGACCGCGCCGCTTGGCACATCTACATCACGGAACTCACCGGGATTGATTGGTGTATCGTCACCCTTGATACGCAAGCCACGAGCCTTTAAGCCACCGGGCAAGTTAGCCAACGTACCCGCGTCCACGAGTTGTCTGATTATTGATGTACCTGCGCGTGCGTAGCCTCCAATCAAGTGGATCAAGCCCAAGCCATAAGCACCAAAGCCGGGTATGTATGTGTACTGTACGAAGTGATCGCGTTTTAATTTGCGCTTGTCGTCTGGGTTCCAGTTGCGGCGGATGGCCAACACTTTGTTAGTGCCACGATCAATTGTCACCACGTATGGCAGTGCGATCTCATCTTCATCCTCGTAACCCGGCAAGTCGTAGTCGACGTGTAGTTCCAGAATCTGATAGCGGTCGTCATCTGTAAGCGTAAAGCCTTGGTCTTCCGCTTTCTTCTTCTCAATGTCTGTATGTATGACTTGCGGCTCACCCAACTCAACATCACGATAGAAGCCCGCTACCTGCAGCTTCTTCATGTCGTTCTTGGTCTTACGCATGATGTGCGCAACCCGATCAGACGTCTTCAGGCTCGACGCACCGTACGGGATAATGATGTCTTCAGCGGGGATAAACACCGCAATCTGGCGATTCAGACTGGGGTCAAAGTAAACTTTCTTGAACGCACTGCCAGCCAAACCAAGGGAGTACAGCATCTTTTCATGCTCAGGGCGGTATTCAGACATTACCTCCGTGAGTTGGTAGTTCATGTCTTCACGAACCCTTTCCGCCGCCTCTTCTTTAAGTTTATCAATTGCGCCGATAATCTCGGTTTTAACTGGACCCTGAGCAGGGAACGTTTCAATGATAGTTTCAGACTGGAAGCGAACAGCGGCCTCCGTGAGTACAGTCGAGAAAACTCCGCAAGCGCCGAGCCAAGGCTCTGTCCTTTCTTCATACTTCATCCCCAAAACGTCTAGACCTTTGACATACATCTCAACCCAGTCTTTGCGGCTGCCAATGTCTGCATCTACCAGTTCAATCAAGTCACTGGCAAGTTTCTGCAACTCGCCCTCGTCCATCTCTTCAGCAAGGTTAGCGTCAAAGTCGTCGCTCTTATCGCCTGCAACAATCTCCATCAGGTCAATCTCAATGCCGTCCATGCCGACAATCACACCCTCAGGGTTCTCAATCTGGACCTCAATATCAGGGCCTTCGTCCATCTCGGGGGCCAGTGCATCCAACCCAAGCGGTGCTGGGTTCAAAGAGGGGAACATATTAGTAGCCATTTAAAGTCCTTAGTAATACGCTTGGCGACGGCCCGCGTAATAGGGTTCATTATCCTCGTGGTCACTGCTCAAGCGCAATAGCCCACCCTTGCGAATTCTCATCAACGCCAGTGTCATCGTGTCCACCTCGTCGTCATGCTCGCCTGCGGGAAACGCCAAAATCTCCTCCACAGTGGCCGCAGCCCACGCATTCTCGGGAAACCAAACGTGTCCTGACGCAAACATATCTGCCACGGCATTAAGCCGAGCGATTTTATCCTGCCCCTTGCCGGGACTGAAGTCCTGCACAAATATACCCGACCTGCGCATCTCGTCAATCAGCGGCTGACCGCTGGCTTTAGCCTCAACAATCACACTGTCCGGCTCCCATATCTTGTACTGCTCGTGCGCCATGGCTTTTAGCTCAGGAAACTCGTATTTCCCCTTGACTTTATTCAGCAGTATGACGTTCTGCGTGCCGTCTTCTTCACTCTCGAACACGCCCCACGTATGACACACGGAAAAGTCAGATCGTTCCTTGGTTGTGAGCGCCGTATCAAACGCCTGCACCATAAAGTCAATTTTGGGCGGGTCATCCTTCTCCCACCAGCGTATCCAGTCCCGTTTTATGATGGCAGCCTCGGCTGCTGTTGGATTTTGCTGGTATTGAGCGTACCACTGCCACATGATGTGGTGCATTGACGCCCGGGTTTGCTGGAGTGACTCGATTGACCACTGTTCTGGCCAGATTGACTTCTCGTTATCCGTGCCTTCGTTCAAAATTGCAGGGAATTCAAAGGTTTCGTAGCTGTCCCCGCCCTCATTCATGGCGGAATCCTTGATTAGCCGCCCAATCAGGTCCCTCTGGTGCCACCTTGTGTGTAAAACACAGATTTTCCCGTCCGGCATGAGTCGAGTACGCAGACCAGCACTGAACCACTCGTACGCATTGTCCAAAGATGTGGTGTTTCCAGCCTTAATGTCCTGCTCAGACAGCGGATCATCGGCAATAATCAAGTGGGCACCACGTCCAGCCAGCGCACCACCCACACCAATTGCAAAATACTCGCCACCTTTGGTCGTATTCCACTGCGCAGCAGCTTTGGCGTCGCTTGCAATGTTTGTATCGGGGAAAATTGCCTTGTATTCGGGCGTATTAATCAGATTTCGCACCTTGCGGGCCATGACAACCGCCAAATCTGCAGTGTGTGAGGCCACAATTACCTTGTGGTCGGGGTGTTTTCCCAAGTACCAAGCCGGATAGTAGATAGAAATCATCTGGGATTTACCCATACGAGGTGCCATAGACACCGCAATCCGGTTCTTCAGGTTGGTTTCTACCTCCATCAGCAGGCCACCAAGCCGTTTTAGGTGAACTCCAAACTTATAGTTAGGATCAATGGCAGCAATGAACGATAGAAAGTCGTTCTGGGCCAACTGCTGACGCTTCCTGCCGTCCAACTCTGCAAACATGGCAAGTAACTCCACCGCCTCATCTGGAGGCAGCTTCTTAGAAATCCGTTCGATGATCTCTGGAGTTAGGGTTTGGTCCATCAGATTGCTTCGACGTCGCTAATATCTATCTGTACTTGGGCTTTGGTTGGCTTGTTGTTGTCCACGACTTCCGCTTCTAGCACCTTGGTCAGGCGTTCACGCAGCATTTGTTCCAACTCTTCCGTAGGCCGGTGGCGCATCGTGATCTCTGTCTTGTCTGTGAACAACCCAACGTCGCTGATCTTACCCAGCAGTTCCAGTGACTTCATCCGTATGCGGGGGTCTGGGTTTGCCGTTTCTGCAAGTAGCTTATTAGTTACATAAGTTCGCATCTGCTGCGCCGACTTCACAATTACCGTGTCGTATTCAGACAACAGAGACTGCAGATACACCACCATACCGGGGGAAGACAAGTCCTCGTCTGATGCCAACTCGTTCCCGATGAATACCTCGCGGGCCTTGTGCTTGTCCGTTTCGGATATTTCGTTTGGCGGTGGCAGATTGTTAGTGTCTACTAACGCAGCCATGGCTGCGGCCACGCGGGTCTCCAGCGACTCGAATGTCGGGGAGTAGTCCGCAAGCGGAATGTTGAAGTCAATTACAGGTGTGTACATAGGCGGAGTAGCAGCCGTTAGTTTTGCGGATTATATTCCCTTCACC